TTCCAACCAAAATACGAGTTGTAAATTAAGTAGTAAACAAAGGATATTGTTACTATTATTTTAAACCATTTTAATTCAATAAGTGTTTTAATTTTCATTTTATTTATTTTTATTAGTTAATAATTGTTAGTAAAAAAGCCGAGAATATAACAACAGCTACAAGCCAGTAGCAAAAATATCGCTCATACATAGGCTACCGTCATGTAGCAAATCCGTTATGCCTCATTTTAAAGAACCATTGCGGTTAAAAAGAAAACAACGTAAAATCCAAAGTTTTAAACGATATCTTCTTTTTAATTTTACCCACCAATGATCTTTTTCCATATCGGTAAGCATTTTTTGAACTATTTTACTTTTGTAAATTCTTGGTTTCATAATATTAAATCAATATTATAGTTTTTGTCTTTCAATTCCGAGTTTAACCGAAAGACTATGATTTATTTTCACGCAACAGACGTAAGAGCAAGCGACCGTTATATCCCAGCTTCGAGCAACTTTCTGGCGAAAGCTACTATGTCTGTAATAATTTTACATTTTCGCAACGCTTCCAGTCTAAGTCATCGGCTCCATTGTCGTCAAAACTGGCAAGTTCATTTATTGCTATTATTCTTTCTTCAAAACCAATAGAAACAATATCATATTCTTTTCCTTTATACTCACATTTCATTTGTCCTGTGAATCCTGTTTTGTCAAATTCTTCTATTGTCATAATTTAATTTTTCAATTATTTTCTCGTATTTTAAAATCAGCCTTTCGGTTTCTTTTAACTCTTTTTTCAAATCGTGAACTAAATTTTCCATGTGTTGACGTCGTTTTAAATTCCTTATAATTTCTTTAGGCGTCATAATTTTAAAATTTTATGTTGATGCTATCTTTTCTCGGGATGGTACCAACTTTAGGAACCTCATTCCCGTAAGCATCTATAAACGATTGTTTTTGAGCTAATTTTAATAGTTCTATACGGGCGTTCAAATCCGCTTTTAATAAACAATATACCTCGTCTTCTTCATAGTTAATCGAGTTACCACCGTTTACAGGCGTAAAATCAACTCCTAAAATAGATTGTTTTTCGGGTAATATATGTTTACGAAATTCAGTAACTGCACTCGATACAACCTCGTTTAAACGAACCAAATTAGCGCCAAACTCCATAATGTCAACATTACCGTTTTCAAGGACATTGTCTACCATACGTTTCCCAGTCATAACAGCTTCTTTTTTAGAAAACGAACTGTCATATAGAGAGGAAAATTGTTCCTCTCTAATATTCATAAATAACTCTTTACTTTGTCCCATAACTTTTTTCTTGTTCACTTGTTAGACTATATTTCGTTTTAACCTGTTCGATCGTATAATTGCCTTCTTTGGCTCTCTTTAATATTTCGTCGTTTGCTTTAGGTTTTTGAACTGCTTTTTGTGCGTCGTCGTCCTCACTACCTATTCCACATATTGAACTTAACGAATACCTACGTGCGTAAGATATACCGCTACCGTAAGCCTGAGCATCGTTTTGCTTTGAACAAAAGATTTCCGCAAGACTTTCAAACACTTCACCCGATTCATGCATTAAAACTGTCTTAACAAAGTTTTTACCTTCGATATTAACAAGGGGTTGCAATAATACTATACCGTTGTTATTTAACGCTGGCACGATAGCCTCAAGAACATCGTTTAAACTTGAGTATTTATTCTTAAAAAAAGGATTTACAGACCCCTTTTTAGGAGTCTGCATTTCTTTTTGAGCCTTAACTAAGGCAATTGCCAAGTTTTTCATAAGTATTTTGTTAAAATTTCGTTTCGCTCTTTTATTTCCTCGTAAGTCAAACTTCCAAACATTGAAAGAATTTCCTCTAATTCAGCCAATCTAACTAAATCAGCTCTTAATTTTCTATTTTCCTCTTCCATGATTAAAGAAGAAAATCTTCATCATTAGGTATTTCGTTCGACGCTACTGCATTAGTTTGAAAGTCACTAACCTTAAGGTTACCGAAGTAATTCTTTTCCTCTTTGGTAGCGTCTTTAAAAGTAGTTTGCAAGCTTGCATCGTTACCATACTGGTCTTTCTCATCATTTACCCATACGTTTAGGTTTAGGTATATCTTACCGTTTTTAGCTTTAGAGAAAGCTTTATTTCCTGCTTTAGCAAGTTCTAATAACTTAGAGAAGTCGATACTTCCATACAATAATTTTGACATAATTTTTTGTTTTAATGATTAATAACTCTGCAAATGTATATATAAACTTTTGAATAAAAAAACTTTTTTATCTAAATTTAATAACTATATTTGCAACATGGAACGAATTAATAGTAATATTTTATCGGAGTCAATTATAAGAACGTTAAATGATAAAGCTTGTTTTTTAGATAAAAACAATATTGTTTGGAAAGTTATAGACGGTAAATGGATAGGAAAAAGAAGTGTTTGGACTTTTGACTTTAGAGCCTGTTGGCTTGAAGATACCAATTTAGAAAATGTAAAATCTTGGTGGTGTGGTAAAGAGTCTAATTATAGAGAAATATTTAATAGATAATAAATAATATGAAGCAAATTGAGATTATTCAGAAAAAATGCAAGGACTACGACCTTAACGTATATGAGGTGTTAAGAGAGGCTAAAGTACCCAGTAACACGGTATTCAATTGGTCCAAGAAAAACCCGAAGCCGTTTGACACATTAGAAAAAATTAATAAAGCAATTGAAAAACTAAAAAAATGAGTGAAGACCAACTTAAGGATGTTATAGTCCAAACTGAAACGTTTAAAGCGTTTCCAATTTTCAAACAGTCGCTAATTTTGAAAAGAAAAAATCTAACACACTTATTAGACTTATTAGGACAGGCTGATAGATTAGGAATAGGGTATTTAAAGCAAAATCCATATTTAATGAGAAGCGATTTTGAATTGATTAAAGAGATATTAAAATGAAATACAAGCAGATTGAAGTGATTGAAACGCTACGTAAACATCCAACAAGCCCATTATGGAATAAAGTTATAAGTAACTGGACTGATGAAGATAAAAAAGAATATTTAAAGCTGAAATACGGTATCGTAACAACAAAAAAGAAAAATCTTTCCGATAAAAAAGTAGTTAGAATTTCAGACGGTACAATATACAGTTCGATAAGCGAATGTGCTAAAATGAATAATATTATATACCAAGTCGTATATAATAATGTTATTGGATCAATTGTTAAACCTAATTTTAAATATTATGAATAAAAATGAAGCTGCTAAACTAATAGCAAACAAAACACACGCAATTTTTAATGATAATAATGATTATGAATTGCTCAGAGAAATTTTATCTTTAGCTTTCCCTGATGATGATTGTACTGAAGATTATAATTTTTATGCCGATGAATTTGATGAAAAAACATACTGCTGTAATAGAAATACTCAAGGGCAATGGGCAAATATAGGTGGTTATATAGCTGATTTAGAAGTTATAAATTTATCGGGTATTGACCATGCTTACTACGATAATTCCAAAGGATCTATCTATCAATTTTGCGAGAATCAAAAGCTGAATGCTTGGGAATTTGAAATTATAAAAAGAGTGGTTAGATGCAGGAAAAAAGGAGAATTTATTTCAGATTTAGAAAAGACTATAAAAGTAATTGAGATATATTTAAGCGAACAAAAGCACTTATATAAAAATCAATACGAAAAGTTAAATGGAAAATAAAGCTTGTTTAGAATGTGAACAATTGTTTAATCATAAAAAAGAATGCTCGAATAATATGGATATAACTAAGTGTACCGGTATTAATTGCCCAATTAAAGAACAATGTAGACGCTTCACCGCTAAAGATAGCGATAAAAACCAATCCTATTTTGCAGAACCACCGATTGAAAACGGCAAATGTGTTATGTACTGGGGGGTCGATAATGACGGGATTTTACAACAACTTAAAAATATAATGAAATGAAAAAGAAACAAATTAACATGCATAAGCTGTTTTGTCTTATGAGCCTTCTTCTCGAAAACTTAGATGAACTAAAAGTAACTAATCCAAGAATGATACAATTAAAAGCCGATTTAACAGAAATGTGTGAGTTACTTAATGATGAATGCAAAGACACATACACGGTACAGAAAAGTACTTATTTCCAAGATATTTCAAATAAGATAAACACAATCATTCGTAAAAACTTTAATCCTGAAATGTAATGAAACAGACAAAACAAAAATCATTAATCGAAAGCACCGTCCAAACAATTATAGGCTTAGGTACGTCGATATTAATACAGGTGATACTATACCCTATATTAGGTATTCCAGTAACGTTCGCAGAAAATATAATAATAACGTTGGTATTCTTTACGGTATCGATAGTAAGAGGGTATTTTGTTAGACGAATATTTGAAAAGATATGAAACAATCAAACTTAACACGAATTAAAAGAGTCTTAGAGTTCTATCGTAAACGTGGTACCAACTCAGAAATAGCTAATAATGTTTACAGAAAAATTTTAAATATAAAATATGAAATCTTTAATGACCATAGCGCAGGATTGTAATATGCGATACAACGATCTAAAATCGAGTATTAAGAATCTAAATTTAGAACCTGCAAAAAGAGAGGGCAGGCGTATTTTCTTTGACAAAATACAAGAAGATTATATCCACCAAATACTATATTTTGAAGGAAAAATTACTGAAATAACTTTAGAATCGAAAATAAATTATGATAATAATATCTAATTGATTATCTTTGCTGAGTAATTTAGTGAGATTTATTACAACCTAAAATATTATAAGAATCCGATACGGAAAGCGAAATCTCACATCACGCTGACTGTATCGGATTTTACATTTTAAAAAAATAAATTATGAAAGCATTTGAGTTAACAAAAACAAATTACGAGTTCGACACTCATAACGAATCAGGAGAATTTAAAGAATACATAGAATATGTATTTGAAGGTAAAAATACTATATACTTAGTATTCAAAAAAGGATTTACAAACGAAAATCCAATAAAACATATTAAAAAATATTATATGAGTAGAGGTTGGATTAAAGTTAAATTTTTTAAACAATAATATTTAATTCCCAGCTATGGATTGATTAGCAAATAATTATGAAAGAAGTACGTATAGAAATTTCAGAAATTAGAAGAATTGCTGGAATTGAAAAAGTTTCGATGAGTTTTGTTTTGAATGTTCAAAAATATTTAGAACAAAAAAGACAAAATGAATTATTTATTAGAGCAAATGTTATTTACGATGGTTACCCTTCGGCACTTGAAAAAATAGCTATGAATACTGAAAAACAATAATTATGGAAAATCATTATTTACAAAAATTAGCTGAATCAGGATTTTCAATTATACCATGTAATGAAAATAAAGCACCCTCTGGAGCTTGGAAAAAATATCAAACCGATGCAAGGACTAAATTAGAAGTTAAAAATCTAAATAGTACTAAGTATGGTATAGTTACAGGATATAATAACCTTGAGGTTATAGATATTGATTGTAAAACTTTGTCTACATTAAAAGAACAAAAAGAGTTTTGGGATGAATATTTAGGATTTTTAATGGACAATATCGATGACTTCGACAAAAAGTTTGTTATAAAAAAAACACTAAATAAAGGGTTTCATATTCTTTATAGATGCAAAAACATTCAGGGTAATACAAAAATTGCTAAATTAAAAGGAAGTACTGAAGCCTTAATAGAAAGCCGAGGGATTGGCGGTATGGTAATAGCTTATGATGATACTTTAAGTAAAATAAACTATCACGAAATTAAAGAAATAAGCGAAGATGATAGAGAAATTCTTTGGAGTTGTTCAAGAACTTATAACTATATTAATGAAGTTGCAATTGAACCTATAAAAAATAAAATTGAATTTCAAGAAAATGAAATAACCTGTTGGGATGACTTTAATGCTAAAACAGATATTTTCGACATTATAAATAATGATTTTACTATTGTTGCAAATCATAATAAAAAATATGTTGTAAAGCGTCACGGTTCTGCAAGCCCACATTCTGGGTATGTTTATAAAGAAGATAATAGGCTATATCTTTTTAGTACTGGTACTATATATCCACATGAAAAACAAATAACTCCTTTCATTGCTTACGCATGGAAATACCATAACGGAGATTTTTCTAATACAGCTAAAGACTTATATAACAAAGGTTTCGGTTCACGTTTAAAGTCTAAGATTAAAGAGCTAAAACAATCAATAGTACATGAAGATCCTAAAATAAATTCCAAAGACTTAGTATTCCCTATTGATATATTCCCTATTGATATACAAGAATATATATTGGAATGCAATTCTAAGTTAGATAGTAGCGTTGAATATATGGGTTGTTCTTTACTATGGTTAATTTCTGTTTGTATAGGAAATTCTATAAACGTTGAGGTAAAAAAAGGGTGGATTGAAAACTTAACAGTTTGGATTTCAATTGTAGGTAAAGCAGGTTTAGGTAAAACTCCTTCAATATCTAATATAGTATTCCCATTAACTAAAATAAATGCTAAGGAAATAAAGAAGTATATTAAAGAAAGCGAAAAGTATGATTACTATATTAACCTACCTAAAAAGGAAAAAGACGAACATAGCGAAGTTAGTAAGCCTATTAAAACACAATTCATTGCTAATGATATTACACTTGAGGCACTTGTTGATTTACATCAGGAAAGCGATAATGCAGTAGGAGTATTTAAAGATGAACTTGCAGGATGGCTTAAAGATATGAATAAATACCGTGAGGGTTCAGACCTTGAGTTTTGGCTTAGTACATGGAGTGGGAAATCAGTTAACCTAAACAGGTTAAGTAGGAAAGGTTCGTTTGTTGAAAAGCCTTTTATACCTGTTTTAGGGGGTATTCAACCGAGTATTTTTAATACTTTTTATACTGACGAAAATAAAGATAATGGATTCATGGATAGAATGTTATTGTGTTATCCTGATTTAAAAATTGATAAGTATAATGAAAACGAAATAAGCGACGAAATACTAACATGGTATAAGGAAACCGTTATTTCATTTTACGATACAATTAAGGGTATTATTAAACGTGATGATGAAGGCGAAATATTATCTTTAACGGCTAAATTTTCAGATGAAGCAAAAATAGAATGGAAGCGTATGTTTAACGAGATGACAGATATACAGAACGATGAAGAGGAAAATGAGTATTTAAAATCGATGTTCCCGAAACAAAAATCATACGTCCCACGTTTTGCGTGTTTAATACATGTTTTTGATGAGTTTTTTACCGAAGGTGGTAATACATTACTAATTTCAAAAGATAGCGTCTTAAAAGCTGAAAAACTAAGTAAATATTTCATTGCTACGGCTAAAAAGATAAAAGTAAATTCAGTTGATGTTTCAAAACTGAAAAACACTATTACTGCTAATAAAGGTAAAAATGAAAAAGAAAAGTTATTTGAGATATGGAAAGTCAACGGCAAATTTAATCGTAGTGAAACTGCTGAACTTTTAGGAATTTCACGCAGGAGTGTGCAAAGTTGGGTTAAAGAGTTTGAAATTGCACAGTAGTTTTGCACAGTAGATTGTAGCGTTCATAAGGGTTAACAAGTAAAAGTGTGCAAAATGCACAGTTGCACACTTAGATAATATATATTTTATATTTGAAAAAATATAAGTTATTTAAAAAAAAGTGTGCAATTTGCACAGTTCGGCTCTTAAGCCTTATGAATGCTACAATCTACTGTGCAAAAAGTGTGCAAAACAATAAAAAAACAAAGTGTGCAATTTGCACAGTTAAAATAAAAAACCATGAATAAATATATTTTAAGAGATTATCAAGTACAAAACGCTAAAGAATCAACCGAAATATTAAACCGATTAGGAATAGTATATCTGCAACATGAACAACGTAGCGGAAAGACATTAACAGCCCTTAAAATAGCTTCAAACGTAAACGCAAACAATGTTTTGTTTTTAACTAAAAAGAAAGCTATTAGTTCAATAATCGGAGATCATAAAGATTTTAACTTTAATTTCAATTTAGAAGTTACAAATTATGAAAGCCTACATAAAGTAACAGGTTCATTTGATTTAGTAATATTAGACGAGGCGTCAAGCTTAGGAGCATATCCGAAGCCTAGTATAAGAACAAAACTGATAAAACAAAAGTTCGCAAACCATAAACTGATATTACTTTCAGGAACGCCAGCGAGCGAGAGCTACTCGCAATGGTTTCATCAATTTTGGGTTTCTAATAAAAGTCCTTTCAAAAATTACATAAACTTTTATAAATGGGCAAAAGATTACACGACACCATCATTCATATACACCACGTACGGACAAAGCAATGATTATTCAAAAGCTAAAATTGATTTGATTGATAAAGTAATACAATCTTACGTTCATAAATTTTCACAAAAATCAGCAGGTTTTGAAAATGTAATTATAAAACATTTGCATTTCATAGATATGCTACCAATAACCTATAGAATAATCGATAAACTGAAAAAAGACAATATCGTAATTGGTAAGGAAAATAACATAATTGCAGATTCATCAGTAAAGTTAATGAGTAAGGTTCATCAACTCGGAACAGGGACAATTATTTTTGATAGCGGAGACAAAGCTATTATAGACTATTCTAAGGCATTATTTATTAAAAACAATATCAAAGGTAAGTTAGCTATACTTTATTACTTTAAAGAAGAATTAACTATGCTTATTGATGTGTTTGGAGATAATATAACTAATGACTTAGAAGAGTTCAATAAAACCGATAAACATTTTGTCGGTCAGCAGTATTCTTGTGCAATGGGAGTGAATCTAAGTAAAGCAGATAATTTAATATATTTGAATTTTGGATTTTCTGGAACAAATTTCGTCCAAAGCATCGACAGATTAACAATATTAAGCAGAAAAGAAACTAATGTGCATTTTATTTTAGCTAATAAAACACTTGATTTACAAATTTTAAAAACTATTGAAAATAAACGTAACTTTACTATAAAAATGTATGAGCAGTTTTCAAGCTAAGATTATTAAAGAATACGAAAACAAAGGCTACATCGTTTGGAACGTTATTAAACTTTCAGATGCGGGTTTTCCCGATTTAGCATTATTCAAAGACGGAAAAACAATCTTTATAGAATGTAAGGAAGGTAACGATACTATTAAACCATTGCAAAAATATAGAATAGACCAATTGATTAAACAAGGGTTTGAAGCTTATTGCATACATAAAGAGAAAGGAGTTATATATGGCATTAAAAAAACCTAAACCACCAACAATCCAAGAACTAGAAGCAGAGAAACGAAAGCTACTACAAGGTGGTAATCCAAAAAGACTACAGCAGCTTATTGACTACCTAGATTATTTTTATTACGGAATTGAAAAAAAATAATTAAAAACTATTGCATATCTAAATATAATAACTATATTTGCGTATAACTTTAAACTAAACACCATGAGCAACGTACAACGTTTTTATCTTTGGCTACAAAAAACAGGTAATATATACCTAGCCGACAATGAGCAGGTAACAAAAGCATTTCACAAAATAGCAACTAAATAACCATGATAACAGAAATAAGCTATTTTAAGGTACATTTAAGCGTCGATTACGACATGAACGGTACTTACTATCCAAAAACACGTTTTGAGCCAGCAGAGTATTCCGATTTGATTATAAACGGTATATACGTAGGAGATAGTAATATCGATATACAGAATATGCTACTCGAAACGCAAATAGATGACATTATAAGCCTTATCACCAATGATTAGGTACTATGCAGGACTTTTTATTGTTATTATATTTGTAATATCAATTATATTACTTATCTTTGCGTAATGCATCCATCAAGAATATTTAAGTCACCAGACGAATTAGAACACGCTTGGACTCTTTATAAAGAGAGTCTTAAGAAAGAAGCCCTAGAATGGGTGAAAGTTCAGTATGTAGGTAAGGAAGGACAAAGAATGGAAGACGCTTTTAAACTACCTTACACAATGGAAGGGTTCAGCGTATATTGTTATAAAAATCACGGGGTTATCAAACATTATTTTATTAATACTGATAACTATTACAATGACTTCTGTACTATCTGTTCACATATAAAAGAGGAAATTCGACATAATCAAATAATGGGTGGCCTATTAGGTATATATAATCCTAGCATAACACAACGATTAAATTCCCTAGTTGAAAAATCGGAAGTAACAGAAAAGAAAGAACAGCCTTTGTTCGGAGATGTTTAAAATAAAGGTACTTTTTCAATTAGGTATAAGTATTGTTTCGTATATTTGTTTTATGGAAAAAATATACTATGTTTACTCGCATTTGAATCCAATAACAAAAAAAGTTTTTTACATTGGTATTGGTAAAAACGATAGGGTTATAGACGCAGGAGCTAAAAGGAACAAAGCTTGGAAAAAAGAAGTTTATAATGCGGGAGGTTTTTTATTTGAATTTCTACATATTGGTATTTTTAAATCAGAGGCTTTGGAATTAGAAAGATTTTATATAAAAAAAACAGGGCTAATTAACTTAACTAATATTGTTGGTGAAGAAGGTAATAGTACAGCTTTTAAGAAAGGATTAATTCCTTGGAACAAAGGATTAATTGGGTTGCAATCATGTGTATATAAAAAAGTAATTATAAACGGTATTACTTATGATTCTGTTGCTGAATGCATTAAATTGTTAAATATAGGAAAATCTACATTTTATAGATGGGTTAAGAAAAATAAAGTTATTTATGTTTAAATATACAACTGCAATTAAAAAACTTCGTGCGATGACTGCACGTAAAAAAGTAATACAAGGCGGAACATCCGCTGGGCAATAGCCCCCTTATTTAGTTAAGGGGGCAATTTGGAAAAACCTTTGGAATACTACCTATACTAATTGATAAAGCTACTAAAACTTCAAAGCTTAAAATTACTATTGTAGCCGAAACGTTACCTGCAGTCAAAGAGGGTGCATTGGATATATTTAAAACCGTAATGCAAGATACAGGGCGATGGATTGAAAACAATTGGAATGCATCCAGCTTATCATATAAGTTTTGTAATGATAGTAGAATCCAATTCAAATCATTTGATACCGTAGGTAAAGCCAAGTCAAGTGGTAAGAGAGATATTCTTTTCTTAAACGAGGCCAATCATATTCCATTCGATATTGCTGATGCTTTAATGATTAGATCCAAAGAAACATGGATTGATTTTAATCCTGACAATGAATTTTGGGT